TTCGTATGCCGCGGTTGCTGGAGCCGCGTTAGCTACCTTTAGCAACCCACCACTGCTCGGGACTGCTGCTGGCAGTTTTACGGGTGGTACGCAGATCGTCAACAAGCAATATGTGGATGCCAAAGTTGGAGCTGTTACCTACACAGATCTAGGCGCTCTGGCGGCAAGCTACACTTTAGATATCTCAACCCTAGCTGTTGGTAGGCATGTCTTTATTGGGTATGCTGCTAGTACATTTAGAAATTTCAATGTCAACTGCGCTGGAGGGGTCGTTGCTGCTGATGTAACCGCATACTCTCCTGATTATGTCAGGCAAACCGGCATAGTTCCGACTGGGGCATCAACTGCAAATGGATTCTATGTTCAGTTTCAAAACGCGACGGCAGTCGCAGTCGCCACATTCAATCCCATCAGCGGGTTCAACACAGTAACCACCGTGGCAAATGGTGGGCGATTCTTGGTCATTGTGAACCGATTTGCCTAAAGGAATCAACCATGCCCCTCGACTACATTCAACCTCAGATGACCACAGGCGTCCTCAAGACAGCCAACGCTCTCAGCGAGTTGGCCGGCGGCCAATCGACTGGCTACCAGAACGCTGGCTTTGGAACGCTTCCTATTGGTGTGATCATGCCGTTCCCTGGTGCGACCATTCCGATTGGGTGGCTGACTTGTCACGGTCAGTCGCTGAGCCGGAGCGTGTACCCAGAGTTGTTTGCCGTCATCGGGACTCAATACGGTTCGGCATCCGGTACGACTTTCAACCTCCCTGATCTCCGCGGTCGAGTGATTGCTGCTCGAGACAACATGGGCGGCACGGCTGCTAATCGTCTTTCAGAAGCAATCTTGGGAGAGAACCCAAATTCTCTTGGAGCGGCAGGCGGTCTTGAGTACATCGCCACTGTTGAGGCCAGCCTTTCCGGCAACATTGATGTCGTTAGTCAAGACGGCTCTAACCTTCAGCCCACAATGGTGCTGAACTACATCATCAAGGCCGATGTCAATGTGGTGGCCGCATGAACGACGAGTTGTTCCTCGCGCTTGGTCGTCTCGAGGGTAAGATGGATGCGCTTATCCAGATGCAACACATTCAGCAAGAAGAACTCAAGGCGCACGATGCGCGAATCAGGAGTCTCGAGCACGCTCGGGGGACATTTCTTGGAGCCGCTGCGGTCGTTGGAGCGGTCTCTGGAGGCGTACTTAACTTTGTACTGCGGAGTGTTCACCTATGAGCGAACTCGACAAGATTCTCGGATCCCTCCATACGGCTTTGGCCGCGGATCTTCTTCGGAGGATCCAGGAGGGATCCGCGACTGCTGCGGATCTGTCGGTAGCACGACAGTTCTTGAAGGACAACGGCATTGACGCGCTGGCTACCCAGAGTGAACCTCTGGCCAACCTGGCTCGCAGTCTGCCGTTCGTCGTTCCTGATGAGGAAGCCGCTTGATTGATCCTCGGATCAAGGACTTCCGTAACTTTCTGTTCCTCTGTTGGGACCACCTTGGTCTCCCAGAGCCTACGGAGGTCCAGTATCAGATTGCTGACTACCTCCAGAACGGCCCGAAGCGTCGAATCATCGAGGCGTTCCGTGGTGTAGGTAAGAGCTGGATCACCTCGGCGTATGTGGTTCACACCCTACTGCTGGATCCCAACAAGAACATCCTGGTGGTCTCGGCCTCCAAGCAACGATCCGATGACTTCTCGACATTCACCCTGCGGCTCATCGAAGAGATGCCCATGTTGCAGCACCTCCGACCCAAGGAGAACCAGCGCAACTCAAAGATCGCCTTTGATGTCGGCCCAGCCACGGCCAGTCATGCTCCGTCAGTGGTGTCGAAGGGGATCACGAGTCAGATCACGGGTAGTCGTGCGGACCTGATCATTGCCGACGATGTGGAGAGTCTCAACAACTCGGCCACCGTGAATCTGCGAGTCAAGTTGTCTGAGACCATCAAGGAGTTTGAGGCCGTCGTCAAGCCCGGTGGTCACATTGTCTACCTGGGGACACCCCAAACAGACCAGAGCATCTACAACCTGCTGCCTGAAAGAGGCTACGAGATCAAGGTCTGGCCGGCCCGATACCCGGACTCGAAGCAGCGTGTCGCGTATGGCTCTCGGTTGGCCCCCCAGATCTCGAAGGCCATGGAGGCTCAGCCTGACCTCGAGGGATCCCCGGTCGATCCAAGGCGCTTTGATGATCACGAACTCCGTGAACGCGAGGCTGCCTACGGACGGTCGGGGTTTAACCTTCAGTTCATGCTGGATACCAGCCTGTCGGACTTCGACCGGTATCCGCTGAAGTTGACTGACCTGATGGTGATGTCTCTGAACGGTTCTGATGGTCCTGAGAAGCCGGTGTGGGCTGGGGATCCGTCTTTGGTATTATCGGATCTTCCCTGTGTGGGATTCAACGGAGATCGCTACTATAGACCAATGGCGTTTATAGGCTCCTGGATGCCCTATACGGGCTCCGTGATGGCAATCGATCCCTCGGGCCGGGGAAGCGACGAAACGGCCTACGCGGTCGTAAAGATGCTTAACGGGTTCCTGTATGTAACGGCCTGTGGTGGCCTGCTGGGCGGCTATGGTTCTGAGACCTTGGGTCAACTGGCGGACATTGCCAAGGACCAGAAGGTGAACTTGGTCCTCGTGGAGTCCAACTTCGGTGACGGCATGTTCGACGAGCTGCTGAAGCCGTACCTCATGAAGGTCCACCCTGTGACTGTCGAGAATGTTCGACACTCGATCCAGAAGGAGCGTCGAATCATCGACACCTTGGAGCCTGTGATGAACCAGCACCGCCTGATCATCGACAGGAAGGTCATCGAGGCTGACTTCGAGTCCACCAAGCGTTACCCGACCGAGAAGGCTCTGGGTTACCAGCTGATGTTCCAGATGAGCCGGGTGAGTAAGAGCCGCAGGGCACTGGATCACGACGACAGACTGGATGTTCTGAGTATGGCGGTCAAGTACTGGGTCGATCAGATGGCCCAGGATGCCGACAAGAAGATCCAAGAGCACAAAGAACAGCGTCTGGACAGAGAACTCGAGAAATTCATGGATTCGGCCTTGGGTCGAAAGCCTGGAGGCAACCTGTGGACGAACTTGGACTTCTGAAAGAGCAGCTGGAGGCCGTCAAGAAGGCGTACCAGAAGCTGGCATGGAGGGCTTTGATGGCTCTTCAGGTCTACGAGGACTACCTGCTGGACCAGAAGACGGCCAAGGACGCAGGGAAGCGAATGAGGGAACTCTTCGACGACATCCCTGATGTCATGGACGGGTTTGAATTCGGTGACTTTACGGAGCCATGAGGCTCTGGGGAACTCATACGACTCAAGGTGACGCCTTAGACACCCTTTATCCCTTTCTTTGGGGGTAAGGGGGGAATCTTTACGATCTAAGGTGAATATAGGGTGTAGAATAGCCCTAGATAAACACTGGTATGCTGTTCTGTATACCTAGTTGAATATCCATGTAGATGACTAATAGTCTTCTACTCCTAGTAAAACCAAGGACAACCATGGCTAACCGTAGTGATCTGAGGATCTCCTCAGCCTGCAAGGGCCACGCATTGAACAAACCCTTCAAGACTCCGGGTGGACCGAAGAAGTCCGCGGTGTGTGTGAAGGATGGGAACTCAGTCGTTGTGGTACGATTCGGTGATCCCAACATGAAGATCAAGAAGAACATCCCTGCTCGGCGTAAGAGCTTCAGGGCACGACACCAGTGTGACACGAATCCTGGCCCGAAGACTGGTGCACGGTACTGGTCTTGCCGAGCCTGGTAAACTCAACCTAAGGAACTAGACATGTTGAAGAGCAATCTCAAGATCAATAAGCAATCTCGCCTCACTGAAAGTGATCTTTTGGGCCTGTACACGAAGGCTGAAGAGAGCGCTAATAACGACCGGTTTGGTCGTGGAGGCAGCAATGAGGTTTGGAGTCAATACGAGAGTGCCCTGAGTCGTTGGGAAAAGCAGACTGGTGAAAACAGCGGAACCATGGGTAAGAAGATCAAGAACATGTATGAGGCTAAGTTCAAGAAGTCTCGTGGTTCTGCTGGTCCTACCGGCATGACTCCCACTCGAGACGACATGTAATGCCACGCAACTACAAGCGTGAGTACGCCATGTACCACAGCCGGCCAGAGCAGATCCGTAATCGAAGCAGCCGGAACAAGGCTCGACGAGAGATGGAAAAGCGGCACGGCAAGGGAGCCTTGACTAATCACGACATCGACCACACTGATGGGAACCCGATGAACAACTCCCTTCAGAATCTCAAGATCACCACCAAGAAGTACAACCGGAGTAAACGCTAATGAGCCAGGCATATCGAGACAACAACTACAAGAGCATGAAGAAGTCAGGCAGCACCAAGAAGGGCAAGAAGAGTTGTGGCTGCAGGAACGAGTACATGCCCCTGATGGACCCGAATAACCTCAAGATCAAGAAGGCGGGTAAGTAATGGCAGGTGGACCCGGTAACCCATATACAGGGAACAATAATCAGGGTGGACCTGATGTTGGGACTGGGGATAATGCTGAGCCAGACTTCGGTGGTGAACTGGATGTCATCGACCCCAGTGGTGATCAGACCGACTTCATCAAGCATGGCTGGAACCGACTCCTGCTCAAGTTGCTGCTGAGTATCTTCCCTCGTCAAGACATCAAATCGGAGCTCGATGACCATGGCCTCAAAGCGGAACCAGGTACGCCGGAAGAAGTCCTCAAGTCTCCCGAGATGCAGAAGCTCGCAGTCCGTCCGAAGCAACTCCCGTTTGCCCAAGACGGTGTTGGTGCAGGGTATCAAGATCCCCGTCGTTCTCTCAGAGTGTCCCGATAAAGACGCCCTTGGGATGTTCGTCAACTTCCCTACTCCAGCCATCTACATCAACCCAGAGCAGCCTGAGGCCGAGCAGCGGTCTACCCTGTTCCATGAGGTGCTGGAGGCTATTGGGGTCGTCTACGGCCTTGAGTTGCCTGAGCATGTGATCTGTACCTTTGAACTCGCGTTGCGTGCGCTGTTCAAGGACAATCCAAGGCTCCGACTATTTGGTACAAAAATCTGAGCGACAGTTGTGATATGACAGCAGGCCGCAGCCCCCCGTGGGCCACCTCGTGTTGACCTGTGGTGAGCCGGCGGTGACCCCTAGATCCACCTAGGGTAGCCGGCGGAGGCCTGGAGTTACCGGACGGGGCAGGGGTATACCACGGTATACCGCGGCTCCCGCGCTGCGTCGGCGCTCGCGTGGGCGTGCGTGTTTTTTTGCGAATCCGGAGTCTTTCCTAGCGTATCGGCTTGACGGGCCGGGCCGATTGTGGGACACTCCTCGCATGGATCGAGGATCCATCGGAACCGCGCCGATCCGCGGGAACACTCACACGGAGACACTCACAATGGCATCGAAGCAGAAGACCTCGAAGAAAACCGACGCCCCGATCACGGAGGCCGTCCGAAGCACGCTCTCGGCGCTCGCCGGGAAGGCCGCGGAATGCATCCGCACAATCGACCGCGGGTCGCAGTCACTCACCGTCGTGGTGGGCGAGGCACACGCCGCCTATGTGGCGAAGGGCAAGCGTGCGTCGAAGGGATTCTACGGCGTGTGGTCGGCCATGCTGCCCGTGGATATCGCGGGGCAGATGACGAAAGGCCGAGTGTCGCAACTTGTGAAGGCCGCGGCCGTGGTTTCGGCCTTCGGAAG